GAGTTGGCTTGTTCTGCTATTCCTAATAATATTAAATATGCACAATTTGAACTTGCAAGAGCTTTAGCAAATGACACTGATGCAATCACTGGCACTACTGGTAAAGATGGAAACTTCAGTGAAGTTAGGTTAGGAGATATACAGGTTAAATATAATACTGATAGTCAGGGTACTGGTTCTGTTAATAATATATTAGACGTTTATCCGTGGTTGCAAAGTTATCTTGGAGCTTATATGTTGGGTGGTGCTGGTAGTTTTCAACTTAGAGTGGTGAGAGGATAATGGCAGGACAGTTAGACTCAGCATTTAAACAGATTGCAAAACAGGTTGTAGCCGATCTTGGTAGTTCCTTTGATTCGACTATTACTTATACAAGAAAAGCTTCTGGAAGTTATAACACAAGCACTGGAGCATATACGACAAGCGATACTACATTTGCTGATATAAAAGTTCCAGTTGAATTTGTAAGATCAGAAGAAGATTTAGGTAAAGAAATTAGAGAATTTAAAACTTATATAACACCAGATTTAATTGGTGATAATCAACCAACATTAGATGATGAAATTACATTAACTTACGCAGGATCAACTAGAGTAGCAAAGATAGTTAATATAAGTTCATTACAAGGTGGTCAAAGCTACTTATTCACAATTCTTGGAAGGTTCTAATGGCTAAATCAAGTACTGCTTGGTCTGATGAAATAAAAAGAGTGCGTAAAGGTTACAACGTAGACTTAAATCGTTTTATTAAATTTACTTTAAGTACCTTACCTGGACAAAGCCCTAAATACACAGGCTTTTTTGCTTCAAGTTGGCAAGCTAAAACATATAGAATTAGAGCAGATCAGGATAGAATACAGCCGTGGATAAATATTAATACTAGAAAGAGAAAAGATCCTGGAGTGCCAGCAAGAGTTGAACCAAGATTTTATCCTCCAAGTACAAGATTTAAGTTTGGAGATACTATTTACATTGGTAACAGAGCTAGTTATGCAAGACAGGCTTTAGGTTCTGCTGATAACCAAATTTTAAATTATTTTGAAGTTGGTATTAATGATGAAATAAATAGAGCATTTAAACAGACAAAACTAAAATTAGCTACTGGACAAGTTTTAAGTGACGATGCAAAAGAGGCAATTAGTTCTGGTGACATTGATCCAAGAAATGCACCAGCATCAGGAGTTAGATATAGTTCAACATGACTTTAGTTAACGCAAGAGCAGCTTTTGAAAAAGCAATTACTGATGCAGTTGCAGCAGCAGATAATACTGTCATAATGTCGTATGACAACGTAACATTTACAACTCCTGGAAAAACTAAAAAATATATAACTACTTCAATTATTTTTAATCAATCTACATTCCAACCTCAAGGTGGAGCAGTTGATTACTATGTTGGTTCAATTCAATGTAATGTTTATGTTCCGAAAGGTAAGGGATCATCTGTTTTATCAACTTTAAGTGAAGCAGTAATTGATGGATTAAGTTCAATAAATGCTTCCAATTATTCAGATCCTTTTTCTTGTTCACCAAGAGTAGGAGAAATAAATGGTCCTATTCCTGTAGAGATAGAAGATCGCTCTCATTTTTTAGGGATTATATCTTGTGCTTTTTCTGCGAATAGCTGATATAATTCATATATCTATCTAATATTATGACAAGAGCAGTTGATCTTTTAAAAAATAAGTTTGGTGTAAGCCAACTTTACAAGTTTAATCTAAAAGATGAAAATGGTGAAGTGCAATTAGCAGTTTATTGGCATCCATTGACCATTGCTGAACGTGAAATGATTCAGAAAAAAACAGGTAGTGAAGATACAAACGATTTTGCTTTGCAGTTAATGATAGAAAAAGCATTAGATAAAGATGGTAATAGGCTATTTCAAGATGGAGATAAAGCTTCACTAAGAAGAGAAGTAAATGCAAATGTATTACAGGAGATACAATTAGCGATGTTGCAATCTGGAACAGATCAGGAGGTTGACGAGGCAAAAGCCGATTTAAAAAGCTAATCCTGATTGGCGATTTATTTATTCTTTAGCTAATGAATTAAAATATACTGTTAGTGAATTATGTAATAAATTAACTGTGGAAGAAATGGTAGGTTGGGCTGCTTTTTTTGAATTAAAGTATGAAGAGCAAAAAAAAGAACAAGATAAAACACAAATGAGAAGCGTTATACCTAAATCAAGGTAGAATAGAATATATCTTTGATAATTAGGTCGAAATGTCAGAAAAGACGATTGAGTTAGTTATAAATACGAGTCGTGGTGAAAAGAATTTAAAACAGATAGAAAGGCTTGCACAGAGAGTAGAAAAATCACTAGGTAAGATAAATAAAATAAAAATAAACGTAAAAACAGATCAAGCACAGAAAAAACTTAGTGCCTTAACAAAAGAAATTAATAAAGGAAATAGAAAAATAGATACCTTTTTTAAAGGTGCAAATCCTGGAATGACTGTTTTTGGAAATAAAATTTCAAAGGTTAGGGATGAATTATCTTCAGTTAGAAAGGCATTTGATGATGCTTCAAGTGCAGTTGAAAGACAAAGAGGTGCTACTGCTTTACTAGCAGGTAATTTTAAAAAATTAAGAATGGAAGCTGTTGCATTTGCTAAAGCAAGTGGAGCAGATCCATCTTTAACTATTGGAAGTGTAAGTGCAAGAATAAAAGAGATACAACAATTCCCTAGAACAATACTTGCTGGTAATGAAGCAATGAGTCTGCTAAAGCGTATGCAAGAAATGACTATTGTTGGATCAAAAGAATTTTTAGAAGTAAGTAAAGCTATTGGAGTTCAGTTAGGTATAAATGCAAATATACAAAGTCAGGCAGCTAGAGCAGCAAAGCCCATGCAAGCTAATCAAGTGTTTGCTACTTCAGAGCAAATTCAAGCATTAGGAGGTAAAAATAGATTAATACCGCCAAGCATGAGATTACCAGCAGCAGGTAAGTCTAGTGGTACTTTTGAAATAAAAAGCAGACCTATTGAAAAGGCTGTTAAAAATATACAAAAATCTTCAAATAAAACAGCTAATCTTTTGGCTCAACAAACTGTAAGTGCAGGTTTTACAGGTGCAACTACAGGTGGTTTTGGTGTTACTGGTGGTCAAATTGGTCCTGCTCAATTAACTCGTGCTGAAAAGTTTGGTTTTGGAAAAAAAGGACAAGCTGGAGGTCTTTTTGCGTTTCCAGGAGGTAGAAGTGCAAGAATTAAAGGTGGTATAGGTAGTGCTCTTATTGGTGGTGGTTTTCCTGCTTTGTTTGGTGCTGGTGGTATAAGCTCCGTTTTAGGAGGTATTGCTGGTGGTGCTGGAGGTGCATTAGCTCCAGGAGGAGGATTTGCTGCATCAATTTTTGC